TAAGACTTGCACAAACTGACGGCATGATCTGCGTAAAAAGTAACACGGGGGCAACATGCGTTAAGTTGTTGAATTACGATAAGTTACAGCAACGCGAAAATTACGATCAACACGCGCCTAACACGCGATCAACACGCGATCAACACGCGCCTAACAACATCATAAGAAGTAAAGAAGTAAAGAAAGAAAGAATAGAAGAACAAATAGATAGTGTAAGTATGCGCTCTCGCGCATTCACGCGCCCAACTTTACAAGAAATCCTCGGCTACTTCATTGAGCTAGGCAGTACAGCGGAAGAAGCAAACAAATTCTTTGACCATTACACAGCTAACGGCTGGAAGGTGGGCAAGAATGCGATGAAAGATTGGAAGGCAACGGCTAGGAATTGGAACAGGAACAAAAACAACTTTAGGAACAGCAATGGCACACAAAAACGAACACTCGGCGATCGCGAAGTGGAGATCGATTATCAAAAACTCTTCGCAGACAGCAATGAATGGCTCCGAAAGCGAGGCATCGAATCGAGCATTGGCGGTTTGGGTCAGGGAAATGGTTTTGCACTTGGCGATGGGTCGCAAAATCAAGATTGACGATATGCGCCTTGAATACTTTACTCAACAGCTTCTAGCAGATGATTACCACCCTGACCAAGCACAGCGAGCGCAAGACTGGATAATGAAGGGTGACTGGAAGTTTAAAGGAGTTGACCCAACGTTGGAACTAGCAGACTTCTATCCAACTCCAGAGCAATACGAGCAAACACTCCGTAAGACTAATGACCGCGTGGATGGTAATCGGTATGAGCCAAAACAAGACGTAAAGGTAGATAAACACTATTTGACTCAACATAAACTTGATGAATGGGCGGTGTATATAATCACCGAAAAAGAACCAAAGTGGGGATTTACGCTTAATGTCGATTGGATAAATAGAAATAGAAATCGCGTTAAGACGGCTTAAACATCAAAGAACGTCCAAAGTATCAAACAACGAATAAAAACGCGCCTACGGGGCTGGAAACGGCCTGCAAACAACTATTAAGCATTACTTAACAACTGGAAATCACCAAACAATAACAGGGAAACAATGAAACCGAACACAGAGCACCCGGAGATACTCAACCTAATCGATCAGTTTTGCAAACTTTACGGCTGCTCGTGGCACGATCTCACGACCAAATCGAGGACAAGCTGGAAAGTAGAGTGCAGATACATGATTTGGCACTACATGAAGACCAAGTACCATTTGACACCGTCATTGATTGCCCGGCTTTTCGGCAAAGACCATACTACCGTACTACATGGATTGCGTCAAATGCAACATCGGATAGAGTCAGATAGCAATTTTGCCGAATACATGGTTAAAATGGATTCGATGTTGGGGATTACGTGGGATGTGAAAGTGGAAAATATACAATGAGTTTTCATCTTCACACGGGCAACTGTTTAGATGTTCTGGCTACAATGCCAGACAACAGCGTGGACGCTATCGTTACCGACCCGCCCTATGGTCTGGCGTTCATGGGCAAGAAGTGGGACTATGACGTACCCAGCGAAGAGATCTGGCGTGAATGCCTCCGTGTGCTCAAACCGGGCGGTCACTTGTTAGCCTTCGCAGGAACACGGACGCAACATCGTATGGCAGTGCGAATCGAGGATGCAGGCTTCGAGATACGCGACATGATTGCGTGGGTGTATGGCAGCGGGTTCCCGAAGTCGCACGACATAAGCAAGGCGATTGACAAGAGAGGGGGCTCGGTCGCCGGATTCGAGCAGTTCCGGGACGCTGTTCGTGCTGCGATGAAGCGCAACGGAGTCAGTCGATCGCAGCTGGAGGCAGCGCTTGGGAATTACATGCTGGCCCACTATCTCACCGCTGGTTCACAGCCTGCTGTGCCCAACCTGCGCGATTACCGGATCATTCGCGACACGGTGCAGCTTGGCCCTGAGTTTGACGCGCTGTTCAACGATGAAGCCGAGCGCGAGGTGGTTGGGTCGAAACCGTCGTCACTCGGTGGCACGGTCGCGGCGGGACTACGCAACGCCGAATTCATCGCGGAGCATCGAGACAAAGTCTTTGATGTCACCTCCCCCGCCACCGACGCCGCCAAACAATGGCAAGGCTGGGGCACTGCGCTTAAACCTGCACTCGAACCGATTACCGTCGCACGTAAGCCATTCACGGGAACGGTAGCGGCGAACGTACTGCAATGGGGAACCGGTGGCGTGAATGTGGACGGGTGCAGGGTGGGAACGGAAGGTCGAGCATTGAAACTAGGGATTAAAGGCACCGCATCACATAATGGCGAGGGCTTCGGCTGCGATGGCACTATAGCAAACATAGCCGACTATGATTGGGCCAGTGCAGGAATGCCGGATCAACCAGCCGGCCGCTTCCCCGCAAACCTTATCCACGATGGAAGTGATGAGGTGGTGGGGTTGTTTCCGGAGGTGAAGGCTGGAGTTGCAGTTAACCGCAATAGAGACGGCGTTCCATATAGCGGCAACGCATTTGGAACCTATGGCAGACCGCCAGCACCCGACATGGGCTACTCCGACTCCGGCTCCGCAGCCCGCTTTTTCTACTGCGCTAAAGCATCCAAGCGAGACAGGGACGAGGGGTGCGAAGGGATGGAGAAGAAGATCGCAAAAGTTACTGGAATGCAGTCAGACCAAGGCATGCCGATGCGAATGGAGAATGGAGTAGCAACAGGCCCGAAAGCCGTGCCCAAGATGGCCCGCAACCACCACCCCACCGTCAAACCCACCGACCTCATGCGCTACCTGTGCAGGCTGATAACACCACCTAACGGAACGGTTCTCGACCCATTTATGGGCAGCGGTTCCACGGGCAAGGCTGCCATCTTGGAAGGGTTCCAGTTTATCGGAATCGACATGACCCCCGAATATGTAGACATCGCACGTGCACGCATTGAGCACGCAGTAAAGTCAAAGCCAAATAAGCTGGATTTGGAGTAAGTAATGCGGTTTTTTTTCAACTAGATTCGAGCACCGCAAAATGGGACGTAAAAAGTTAGAACTTGATGAAGAGAAAATATGGGAAGCTGCAACTAAAGGGGCGACCTATGAAGCTATTGCCAGAGCACTCGGCAAGGATGCAGACGGCAAACCGGTAGTCTCCAGCGATACCATACGCAGGCGCTACGCAGAGCTTATATCGCAGGCAAAGGCAAACGGCGATATTGAGCTTTACGCTGCCCTATGGGAAGAAGGCGTAATAGGCGTACCAGATCAGAACGGCAACAGGAAACGCAACGGTGCGGTCTTGTTGCGCCTTGCAGAGCATCGACTAGGTATGTCCCAGAAGATGCACCAAACCAATGAGCGGCAAGAGTTTAACATCGTCATAGGCCCGAAACCGAATACCATACCACTAGAAGCAGATGATACAAGTAACAACACCATTGCCGGCACAGACGGCCTTTTGGAACAGTAGAGCACGGCATCGGCTTTTCGTGGGTGGTATCGGTAGCGGCAAGACGCTAGCAGGATGCCTTGAGATACTACGGCAGCCGTCAGGGACATTTGGCACGGTCATAGCCCCTACCTATCCCATGCTGCGGGATGCTACGCTGCTCACGTTCTTCGAGAAGTTTGGGCAGGCCGTGGAAAGCCATAACAAGAGCGAAGGCGTGACGGTGCTGCGTAACGGTACTACCGTGTTCTGGCGATCGGCAGACAAGCCCGACTCACTACGTGGCCCTAACCTGAACTGGTTCTACCTAGATGAAGCTGACTATATGGACGGCGCTACATGGGACGTTATGCTTGGTCGTATTCGCCGCGATCCTACCGCATGCTGGCTTACAACATCGCCTAATGGTGATACCAACTGGGTATTCGAGCGGTTCTACCGTAAGTGGACAGAAGGCAACCCAGAGTACTTTGTAGCGCAGGCAAAGACAAGGGATAATGTACACCTACCGCCTGAATACGTCAGGACGCTAGAAGAGACGTATACGAGCGAGTTTGCTCGGCAGGAACTGGAAGGCGAGTTCATCGGGCCAATGGGGCGCATCATGCGGAAAGAGTGGCTGCAATATGCCCTGCTTCCAGAAGATGACATCAGCTACGTGATCGGAGTAGACTTGGCAGTAGGCATGAAATCCAATGCAGACGATCGCGCTATTGTGGTCGTAGGCAAGCGCGGCACGACCTATTATGTCGCTGATGTTGTGTTCGGCAAATGGTCATTTAACGAAACCAAAGACAAGATCAAGCAGACCGCGTACAACTGGAATGCGGTGCGCGTATGCGTGGAGAACGTAGCTTATCAAGAGGTAATGGTACAACAGCTCCGAGCCGAGACCATGCTGAACATTCAGGGTGTGAATCCTCGCGGACGTAACAAGCTCACGCGCTTTCTACCCATTGCGGGCAAGTATGAGCACGGGTACATCAAGCATGTGAATAGCGTACCTTTGGAATTTACCGAGCAACTGCTTATGTTCGACGGCAAAGATGGGAAGCCCGACGATATGGTTGACGCTCTCATCTACGCTGTAAACGGACACGAATCAAACACTTACGTTTACGAGATATAGTGTTAATAGCTGATTACTTCCAGTCGCTTTTTGGTGTTAATAATAGAAAGCTCTTTGGTCGTAACAATCAAGCACTACCAAGCCCAAACGGCACGCAAGTCGGTGGGCGAATTGGCTATCCCTCAAAAGCTGGTTACCTTGCCAACGTAGAACACGGATTTAATCGCAACCCAGTCGTAGCGGCTTGCGTCGGTGTTTACGCATCTACGCTCAACGAGCCGCCTTTGGCTGCTATGTACGATGATGGTACGATCAATCGCAACCATCCTGTCAGCCTGCTGTTCCGTAAGCCCAATCCTCGGATGGGTCAAGCTGAATTCTGGCAGATCGTCTGGACATACCTAGCCATCAGCGGCAATGCATACAT